GGCGCGCTGTTCTTCATCTCGTCTCTCCTAGCCGTGCGAGGAGGCGCGCGAGCGGATCATCCGCCGGCCCGACCTCGAGCCTCCTCTGGTCGCCTACCCTGCGGACCGAGCAGTCCGCGACATCCGTCCTCCGGACACCCTGCGCGAGAAGGGCGGTCCGGATCGCCTCGTCCTCGGTCATCGTCCCCGGCGAGACGCGCCGAGTCCATACGCGGCGGTTCCGCAAGCAGACCGTGACGAGCCAGTCGTCTCCGCTCGGGACTATGACGCTCGCAGCCTGTGCGAATCCGCCCATCAGGTCAGCCATGTCAGGACCGGAGCGACACCGTCCGCGTTGTCGAAGTTGCAGCTCACGGTCGAATCGCCGGTCTTCGTCGAGTTGAAGGACCAGTTGTAGAGGACCGCCTTCGTGACCAGCTTCGCGTCATTCGTTCCGGTCCCGTCGAAGAGCGAGAGCGTCACCTCCGGGATGGAGTTGGTGGCGTTGGTCGTCGCCGCGTTGAACTGGTTCACGAAGGGGAGAGCGACGGTCGTCGCGGCGCTCGCGGTCGAGTCGACGCCGGCGAAGCCGTTCAGCGTGCCGCTCGCGTCGAGCATACCGAGCCGGCGGCGGCCTCCGGTGTCGCCGAATCCAGTCAGGACGGAGACTGCCCGGTTGAGTCCGAGGGTGAACGAGTTGACCTTCATCACGCTGCTCGTCGTTCCTCCGATCGAGATCGTGACATTCCCGTCATTGCCGACGATGTAGGTGTCGATTGCCATTTGAGCTCCTTACGAGGTCTTGAATCCGACCGCCCGATACCGATCTGTGATCGACCAACAATCATCAGAGAATGAGGGAACCCCGACCGCCGAGCGGACGACCGTCAGCCGGTCGAACCCTGTCGGCGAGATGCTGCCGGCAAGTCCGGTCGCCAGCTGATCGGACAGCGTGTAGCAGGTCGTACCGTCCGACCCGCTCTGGTAGAAGGTGAACTCGATCTCGAGATCGTAGCGGTCGACGCCGCCGAACGCCTTGACGATCGTCGGCTCGCCGGTCGGCCCGTAGACGAGGAGCGGGACGCGCGTGTCGGCCGGCAGCTGGTTCAAGGCGATGCGGCCTCCGAGCGTCGTGTACAGCGTGCTTGCCGCGAGCTTCGTCCAGATGGCGTCGAGGATGGCCTTCGCGCTCATGGGGTTTCTCCGAGGTGTCGGCGCATCGCGACGGCCATGACCTTCTCGGCCTTCGGCCCGACGACATTGAGCGACGGCTTCAGATACGGTCGAGCGGCGATCCTGCCGCCTCCGAGCTCGAGCCGGCGCGCGTAGACGACCGACGAGCCGTAGACAAGGACGACGCGATCCGGCGTCCGTGACGCGGTGAGGTAGCCGTATTTCCACCGCTGCGAGGTTCCCGGTGCGATTGTCCCGCTCGCGATGATCCACGACGAGCGGAGTCGATTCGTGTCGACGGCCGGCGGACGGCCGGGAGCGCTCGCCCGGTGGAAGCCGCGCGCGCGGAGGTTGCGTCCGCTCTTCTTGCCCTTACCGATTCGATAGATCCGGCCCGTGCCGGGTTGCGAGAGCACCTTCCGCACGGTCGAGGAGAATAGTACCTGTACCGCGTTCAAGCCTTCGATAGCCGCGGCGTCGACCGCCTTCGCGATCGCCTCGAGGTCGATGCTGACTTTAGGGTCCGTGCTCATAGCGCGAGGTCCGGGTCGACCTGGACGGCGTCGACGACCGTCATCTTCAGGCGGTGCGCGAGGGAAAAGGCGCGCGCCGTCTCGCCGGGATTCGTCTTCCCCGAGACGCGCCACCGCGTGACCGTGCCGCTCGTCCCCGTGTAGAGCTCGTCGTCGATCCGGATATCAACCGAGCCGGCGATGTAGATCGTCGCCCCAGTCCTCCCGCTCATCCGGCCCTCGAGGACATCGGAGTTCTGCGATCCCGGCTGAACGAAGCCGACGCACTCCCCCACGGAGGCGTAGGTCCGGTTCGGCTTGCCGTCGCTCGAGACGGACATCGTCGGCCGGTGGATGTAGAGCGTGATCCCGAACTCGGAGACGATGCTCTCGATGCTCATCTGATCCTCCGGTACGGGGCGAGCATCCGCTTCTCCTCGTCCTCGATCTCGACCAGCGAGCGCGTCGAGTAGGAGTAGCCTCCGAGCGACTCGCTTGCGATGGAGCGGTCGCGCGTCCGAGCGCGGTAGGATCGCGCCGCGATCGTCAGGGTCGCGAGCTCGACATCGGTCGGGATGGTCGCGTAGCCGGCCGTATAGTCGACCAGGACGGATCGGTATCGGTCGAGCGTCTTCCCGTAGATCATGCCTCGGTCGAGGTCGATCTGGTAGTCGTCGAGTCCCTCGGTCGGTGCCTCGAGGTACGCCGTCGAGTTCCGGACATCGCGGCCGGCAAGACGCCGGATGTATCGGCTCGGCACATTGAGGATCAGGCCGGCAGAGAATCCGCTGATCGTATTGATGTGATTCACGACCTCGGACGAGACATCGTGCGAGCCGAAGCTAACTTGACTCGCAGTCTCCGTTCCGGTTGACGAGACGCGCGTGAGATGGACCTGATCCGCGTCGACGGCGACGGACGCGAAGGCGTCGGTCGAGTTAGTCGAGTTGATCGACAGCACGGAATCCCAGCCGACGCCGACGAAACGGACGACCGTCACCGGAGACTGCTCAAGCGCGAGGCGCATCGCCCCATAGGTGTCCCGGATCTCGTAGTACCGCTGCTCGGTGAAGTTCCTCGCGCAATGCGTCTGGACGATCCGGCTCGCCTGCTGGATCGACCACTGTAGGACGATGTCGTCAGCCGTGTCCGTCACCCCGAGCCATGTCTTGAGCACCGCCAGGGTCGTGAGGTTGTTCGTGTCGATCGCCACGCTTCGGCTCCTTCCGCTTCCTCATCGGCTTCTCGGGAGGGTCGGTGGAATCCGCGAACAGCGGCGCAGCCGCAACGACGCGCTGCGCGTAGCCTTCGCGGACGAGCTTCTCCGCGAGGTCGCTCGAGAGGTTGATCCTCGCTCCCGGACGCAACTCGCGTCGGCCTACCGCAGGATCGTAGACCGAGAATGGTCGCAGGACGATTAGTAGGTCATGCACTCTGCCGGCCTCCCTTCCTCGTAGTATCGGTTGAGGTACTGATGACGGACGGAGCAGTCGTCCATCGGCCAGGTGATGACGAGCTGGAGATGGCCGAGCCGCACCTTCGGGGTCGCGCAGACGCGCTTGCCATGCGATCGGAGCTTGTGCCAGAAGTAGATGTCGTCGTCCGTCCGCTTGTCATCCCATCGGCCGTCCTGATCCGGAACTCCGATGAACCACGGATGGGCGAGGTCGCGCAGCGCCTCAAGACGGATCAGCGTCAAGCCGAAGTGGCCGTTCTTGATGTCGACCGCCTCCGCGTGAAAGTCCTCGCTCGTCACCTGTTGCAGCTGATTCCCGTCGCGGTCGACGAGGTTCAGGAGCAGCGCGTCCCGGTCGCGGCCGATCTGAAGCGGACAGAGCGCCGCGATATCCGGGTTCGACTCCATGATCTGCCATAGGCGAACGACATCGCGCACCTCGAAGATCGAGTCGTAGTCGATCGTGAGCGCGTACTTCGTCCCTTCCTCCGCGGCCTTCGTCAGCATCCGCTCGAGGCACTGGCCCCAGAAGACGCCCGTAGACTTGACGAAGGGGATCTGGAGCTTCGCGACGGCCTCGAGCGTATGGCACATGGTCTCCGTCCACGCCACGCGCGGGAGGGACATCATCGCGACGACGCCCTCGAGCGGGATCTTCGGGTTCGGCCGCTCGCGTTTCTCGGCGACGACGGCGATCGCGTCCTCGGACGGCTTCCACGCGAGCGATCCGTTCGCGCCGGCGATGACCTCGAAGCCGGCCATGTTGAGGATGTCGGAGATCTTGCCGCGGTTCCAGATCGCGCGGTTTAATCCGTTCTCCCCGCAGATGATCTTCTCCGGGTCGCCGTTGCCGGTCGTGTAGGCCTTGATCGCGGCCTCGAAGTCGGTCACCGTGAGGGTAAGCCGTCCGCGGTCGCGCATCTTCGTGGCGAGATAGCGGAGGAGGTTGAGGCTCTCCGTGTGCCTGACGCGGTCGAGCCATCGGCCGAGGTCGATCGCGGAAAGCGATCCGTCCGCAATCCCGGCGCACTTGGTGTCCTCGAGCGAGTTGACGACGAGCGTATCCGTGCTCTTGTCTGCTTCCATGCTGTCCTCCTATCGGCAGCATAGCAGCGAAAAAAGAAGCGCGGCAGTCCGAGGACCGCCGCGCTCCGGAGGAGAGATGGAACCGGATCAGAGGCCGACGCTCGAGCCGACCGCCGCCTGCGCACGGGTGAGAGCCGTGTCGTAGGCATCGGAGAGCTCGCAGACGAGCGCGCACTGGCAGGTGCCGCTCGGCGTGAAGGTCGCCTTGAGGTAGCGCTTCCGGCCTCCGAGCGGGACGCCCCAGACCATCTTCGCGGCGTTTGCGACGACGGCGTTCGTGTTCTGCGTCCAGTCGGTCCCCTGCACATAGCCGGAGATCGAGTTGGTCGTGCCGCCGGAGGTGTCGCTCTCGACGAGGAGGTTGTTGTTGGTCTGTGCGCCGTTCGTCGTGTTGCCGAGGGCGATGATCTTGGCGAAGTTGTAGCCCTGGGTATCGAACTCGGCGGTGACCTGGCTTGCGTTGGTCGCGCTGATCGTGGAGATCAGGATCTTGGTCGAAGACTTCATGGTGTCTTGCTCCTTGTGGATCAGAGGGTGAGCTTGACCATCGCGCCGGTAGCGGTCGAGCCGCCCACATTCGCGCAGACGATGTCGAAGCGCTCGGTGCCGCGGACGACACGCTCGTCCTGCTCGAAGGCGTTGAGTGCCGAATCCGAGAACGCGACCGAGGTCGCGCGACGGTCGCCGAGGTAGCAAGCCTGGGAGAGGTCGCCGATGTAGGCGTAGACCA